AAGCATTTATTTCCAGCGAATTTTTGAACATTCTAGGTGTTATTCTTGCAATCACTTTGGCTTCACTTTCTCAGTTACATCTGTCGCTAGGTAAGTTGCGTTCACAGGTCGGAGACGATGGGCTTACGGAGATTCGGGCCGAGATAAGGAGCAGTGCAGTTTGGCTTATACTCGGCTTCATTTTAGGACTGTTTTCAGTAATCCTAAAGCCAATAATCGTTTTCGGGGTGGCAGGTGCCGCTGCCATCAATGTTTTCTGTCTTATCATACTTTTATTTTACATTCTTATTTTGGCAGATATTACACTTTCGGTTTTTGATATAGATTTTGACCCCGAGAAAAGCTCGGATAACTAGCGCCCAAAACAATGCCATTTTGAGCTTTTCAAACGCGGATTCTGGACATCCGTCTTAGTTGTGATCTAGATGTAAACGGTCAAATATTTGATTTTATTCAAATCATTTCTCCCAATCGACTAGTTTTAATGCGATGTTAGGATCAACGCCCGTTTCTTTCGCCAGAGCCAACGTCTGCACAATCACTCCAAGCGCCCGTGACCGCCCTCCTGCGTCAAACGCTTGCAACGGTCGCATGACGTCCAACTTGACAGGTTGCCCCAGCTTTTCGGATGCCTCTTGCCCGATCATCACTGCAATCGGCATAAGCGCCCATTGTGCAAGGTGCCGTTGCGCCTCTCTAACCATCGGCCCTGTAGTAGCTACATTGCTCAGAGCGGGCAGAACACCATAGGCCATCTCAATCCCAGTACGTGCCGCCGCCCATGTCTCGCGAGTCATCGCTTTGGACAAATCAGGTGTTACGTCCTGCGATTTCCAATCTTGCGCAGGTGCCGGCCCTCCCGCCGCCGTTACAGCAACACTTTCCCTGATCAGCACCCTGCCCCGGTTCCCGCGAAACCCCCGCGCCAAACTTTCCATGTCAGTTTTCGGTGCCTCAGGAAACGGCACAATCTGCGACCCGATAGGCGCATTCGTGTAAACATCAGACAAAGCTGATTCTAGTGTTTGCAATAGGCCCGCCGTCAGCCGCGCCCGCCGCAAGGGTGACGTGCCAACGTATGGCATGGTCATGTCAGACCCGACGCGCAGATGTAGCACCTCGCCCGCCAAAACCGTCTCAGTCCTACCGCCCCCCGTGTCAGGTATCCCCACGCGGTAGGCGACCGGCTTGGAATAGCGTGTTGTCAAATCCCAGTCCGAGCATGGCACCAGCCCATCATCGCGGATCACAAAAACAGCCTCGCCGCGCAAAGCCAAAGCCCGTGCAGCGAGTGCAAGTGCACAAGGCGTCAGCAAATCCGTGCCGGATACGTCCGCAAGGCTTAAGCCCCCCTCCCACAGGCTCACGCAGCCTTGCACGCAGCCGGTCAGTTCGGCCAGACCATCGACGCCGCTGATATAATCAGCCCGCGCCTGCATTACTTGGGTGGTGTACCCCGTGCCACTGGACCGTGTTTCAATCTCAGTCTGTTTTTTCTTAAAAGGCCACATGATCAAATCCTCCGATACGGGCGCAAAAGATCTGCAGCCCCACTGTTTTGAATTGCCCGTGCCGCCCATGCGCTGGAACGCTCAAAGCTTGATTCCCCATCATTCGCAGCAGTGAAGCTATCTGCGGAAGATCCGATTCCGGTTGAATATTCAGCAAGCCGCCGGAAAGCCTCAGAGATCGGCGCAGGCACGCCACCTGCTCCAACTTGCGCCGTTATCCGATAAATGCCATCGACAGGCAGACAGATGCCAAGCGGCCCGTCAAACAGCGTCACAACCTCCCAAGCACCGCTTGCCCAGATATGCGCCACACGCGACAACATAGGGGCTAGACGCGGGTGCCATTCATCGCCAGCGTTTCCACGCAGTGTCCAAACAACCTCGCGCGCAGAGAAGCGATAGACGGTGTATGCCTCGATCCTTGCCCAAACCGAATCCGGATCAAGTGCCGCCGCCTCATCAGAAAGGCCGGTAGGTCTTTTTGGATAGGCCACCGGGACAGCCTCAAACTGTTTGATCACGTCGATCATCTCACGCCCTCCACCGGCTTAAGGCACGTTGCACGCCATCACCCAAGACATCGGGAACGATCAGGCCATCAGGCACCCAATTTCGCGCTTCAACTTGCGCCTCAGGATAGGCTGGACGGGTTACAACGCTGATTTCGTACAAGAGCGCCGCAAGCACGGTTCGGATGATGGCATTATGCGCCCCGTTCTCAGGGTCTATGCCTTCATCCTCAATCTTTTCGGGCTCAGGCACGGCCCGTTTGGGTGGCAGTCGAAACCCCGGCGATATGCCAAGGGTCAGGCCCGCAGCGATACCTGCCAGCACATCTTTGACATATGACACCTCTTGCATTTCTTCGGTAATTGTTGCCGTGAAGGTCAGCGCATCGTCACTGTCCACAAGGTCCAGCGTTCCTGCCGATCTGGACGCAAGAGGCTTGTCGAAGCTATGACCGACCAGAAAGTGAATATCCTCTTTCGGATCATCCACACGGTAGGCAAAGGCACGGGGTGCGATTACCTCTTTCTTAGGTCTGCCAGTGCGGCCCCCATCACTGAGGACCGCACGTTTACCATAGGGAAACCGACCTCGCAGCGCCAAGGCCCCGGATGCCCGCTTGCGTAGTTCCAGACCGCCGTCTGCAAAGCCGGTCAGCATCTTATTGGATTCCGGTCAGGACGCGGGTTTGCACCGCGCGGCTGATTGTCGTGTCCATTGTGGACAGTGCCGTCAGACGCAAACCGCCTGATTGCGCATCGCTATATGGATCGCGGATCAGATCCACAGCGCCCCAAAGACCAACGAACACAGGCGCAACACCGCCGGCCGATGTGGTCAGCAAGGCTTTGCTTTCCAGAGGAACGCCGGACGGCGCAGGCAAGGCATTGTGCGACATGGTTACGCTACCGATATACTTCATCAGCCGCTCCCACTCAGTGACAGCCGTACCGCTAATATAGGTGCCGTCCATCGTATCCCATACCTCAGGGCGGATCAGCAAGCGGACCGCGCCGGGACCGTTCGCTGCGTTCGCCGTCATAAAGGCCACAACCTCGGAACGGATCGCCGCCCATGTTGCCACAGCATCCAGAGCGGTTTCAGTGATACCCCAGGCACTTGCTCCGGTGAATACGCCCGTGGGTTCGCCAGAAGCGCCAGAACCATTAAAGATTGCCCGGTCCATTTCTTGCGCCATCGCGCCGTTCATATCCCGGCGGATCGCTTGTTCCAGTGCCGCGCCTGACTGCAAAAGCGTCTTGCGGGTGATACGCATCTGGATGCCCAAGGTGTGATCCGGCTTCAAAGGACGGTCAAGCGTGGTGTAAGCCGATGGCCCCGGCACGTTGCCCGTTTCCGTTGCCTGCCAGCCCGCAGAGATAGCGGATGTCGTCACTGGCGTTTCTTGCCCGCCCGTGCCGATGTTGATCATCTGGACGCCCATTTGGGCCGCCGCAGACGCAGGGAACAGGCGTTCGATCAAGGGACGGGTGGCAATCGGATCAGGTGTACCGCTTGCGATTGTTTCATCCGCACGGGTTTCTAGCGCCGCATAGGGAACCGGGATGCCCCGATAGCCACCTTGGCTACGCAGTTCGGTGACAATCTCGGCAGTCTGCCCAGACAGAGCGCGGCCCTCATCAAGGCTCAACGCGACTTGGCGCATTTCAAAGCCTGACATAATCTCGTCCCACTCTTTCTCTGAGCGGGTTTCAAGTTCTGCCCCGGCTTCGCGGCGTTCATCATCCTCAGAGATAACAGCCGCCCGATACCGGGTTTCCGCCGTGCGGTATTCCAGATCAAGGTCAGACATGCGTTTCTGATCCTCAGACGTTGGATTGTCGTTTGCTGCCAGTTCGGCCAATGATTGCCGGATTTCAGAACGGCGCAGTTCAATTTTCTTAGAAGTCAGCATTATTGTTTCCTATGCATAACGGGTTGCGCTGCATATCGCGCAGCAGGTCGCGCCATTGCTGGCGTTTCGGGGAAAGTGGGGTGTGGCCCACTTCCAATCTCGTTTTGCGCGCATGGCAGCGCCCGCAGAGAATTTGTAAATTCGACAGGGCATAAGACAGATCAGGCCGATCACGGACGGGCAGAACGTGGTCGCATTCAAGCCGCCGCCGTTCTCCGCACTGGACGCATTGCCACCTGTCACGGTCTAGCGCCTGCATCCGCAGCGCCTTCCAACGTGGCCCGCGTGTCACCTTCGCGCTATGCCGCTTGTATTCACCCTTTAACCCCATGCGATGCGCCCTCCTTTGTGGGAAGGTCTGCCCATGATGCGTGCACCCTCAGCAACGGCAATGACGGTTGCAGACGCCGCATCAATCCGGCCCATAGACCGCGCTTTTGCCAGTTTGAGATTGTTGGATGGATCGCGAAGCGTCACTGCATCAGCAAAAGCAGAACGCAACAACAAAGACGGGGCAGTCTGGACGTTGCCGTCAAACGCCGCCCGCCGGAACCGTTCGCAATCCTCGCCGCCGTCCTTGAACCCAAAGCCCCGCCAGATCACAGGGCAACGGATCCCCGCCCGGTCGATGGCTTCCCCAAGTTCGGATTGCTTATATCGGTCAGATACCAGCGCCGCGATAGGTTCGCCCTCGATATGCGCCATCACCTCGATCAGCCAAGGCGCAATCGGCACGGTCTGGTCGCCTAGGGTAGACAACTCGCCACGCTCGTTCATCTCGACATAGCGCCCTTGAACGCCATCGTTTGCGCCACGGTCTGCCAAGTTGGGTTTGCTAGGGAAAGTGCCGAGCGCCTCAAGACGC